TCCAAGCCCGTCCACTTGTCAGCCCCGGTGGTGGAACGAGTAGCCGCCCCCTTGCCTAAAGCACGGGGTGCGGCGAAAGTTGCATTGACAGAAAATGAGTAACTATGGCAACGACGTTATCGGGGTATATCACAGAGACCCGACGTTTATTGCATGACGTTAACGCTAACTTTTGGACTAATGCGGAGTTAACTGATTACATAAACGACGGACGCAGTACGATGGTGAGGGACACCGGGTGTAACCGCGTCCTCCAATCGTACACTGCGCCTTACAACGTTGAGACCATTGACTTTTCTGCACTCACGGAGGGTGTCAATACGATTGATATTTTGAATATCAATCTGTACTGGGGTAACTCTCGCGTGCCCCTGTACTACCTACCCTGGACTGACTTTAACGCTCAATTACGTTACTGGCAGAACTACACTGGGCGCCCAATTGGGTACTCAATGTACGGTCCAAAAAAGATTTTTATTGGTCCAAAACCCGATCAAGCCTATGTCATGGAACTTGATACGGTTGTGCTGCCGGAACCTTTGGTTAGCCTGGCAGATGTTGAAACTTTGCCCACTCCATTTACGGAAGCGGTGCCTTTCTATGCAGCCTACATTGCCAAGTACCAGGAGCAATCCTATGGCGAGGCTGAGATATTCAAAGCAGAGTACTCCAAGCACGTCTTAGAGGCGCTTAACACGACATTTACTCGCAGACTGCCGACTCCTTATGTAGCGGGGTACTAACATGGCTGCGGTCGAGCAACAAAAAAAATACGCTGTAGTCAAAGACTTCAAGGGTATTAACACTAAAAACAACCGCACCGTTATTGATGATGGCGAGTTTGGCTGGCTAGAAAATGCCATGCCTATTGGCTTTGGTAACTTGCGAATCATTGAGGGGAATGAACAGGTTAACGTTACCTGGGCACAAGAAGTTACTTTTCTTGGCTCAGTAAACATAAGCAATAACGAATACATTCTTGGCTTTCAGGATGATGGATCGGCGCAATACGTTAATTTGACAACCGGAACGACCGGCAACATTGCTGCTGCTGGCACGTTTTCCAACTCTAACGTAATGATTACGCAGTGGAAAAACGAACGTGCTTTGATTATTGATCCTGTTAATGGCTACAAAACCTGGGATGGCACAAACCTACATGACGTAGGTAGCGTCAATTCCATTACGATCAACAACGGTGGCAGTAATTACAGTGCTTCCAACACAACAGTAAGTTTTAGCGCCCCTAACCAGGCTAATGGAATTCAGGCTACTGGCACTGTGGTTATTGTTTCAGGCTCGGTTTCTGAGATTGTGATGACGGAATGCGGCACTGGATACACCAGTGCGCCAAGCGTAACAATCAGTGGCGGAGGCAGTAACGCTAACGTTACATGCACAATCCTTAATCAGTCCGGAACTGACATTGCGACCTTTTCAGGGCGAACGTGGATTGCCAGTGATCGTACCGTTTTCTATACGGCTGCGGACACATTCAATGATTTTTACAGCGTTTCGGCTGGATTCTTAACCATTACAGACTCCACGCTGCGAACCAACATAACCAGGATTCTTTCAGCCAATAACTTTTTGTATGTTTTTGGTGAGGATTCAATCAACGTGTTTTCGGATGTTAGGGTTGATACTAATACCGGGACCACATTGTTTACCAATACCAACGTATCGGCTTCGGTGGGATCGGCACTTAAACACGCCATTTTTCCGTACTTCCGGTCCGTTCTTTTTATGAATGAGTATGGTGTGTACGCCCTGGTGGGTGCTACAACGACCAAAATTAGTGATCCATTAGACGGAATTTTTCCATTTATTTACTTTGCTGAAGAGGTGTCGGGCGGACAGTGCTTGATAAATAACATTCTTTGTGCCGTTTTTAACTTTAAGTACAAAGATAATGGTACGGATCGCTGGATACAGGCAGCGTTTTTTGAGCGTAAATGGTTTTTGACAAACCAACTTACTGACGCTTATTACGTTGTGCCTGGCGTAAGGGATGGATTTTTGAACCTTTATGGATCATCCGGAACCAATCTATACCAGTTTTACGAGGACAACACGAATCCAGTAGTCGTTGATATTGAAACGGCGCTTTTGCCAATGGGCGACCCCATTCGGGATAAACAGGCATTAAAAATAGGCATTGAGGCTACTCTTGGTACGCAGCCGGTGCTATTAGACGCCTATGTTGATTCTGAGTCGGACCAGTCCCCAGTCATACCCTTTGTGAACTCTGTTTTGTGGCTAAATAACTCTTCGCAAGTTATTGACTGGACTAACAATTCTTCAACAATTATTGGCTGGCTAGGTCCGCAAAGTGCTGGTGCAGGATACTACCTATATAAGTCAGACGCCAAAATGTACGGAAAGTACCTTGGTATGACTATTCAAAGCACATCCACCCCATTTACAATAAATGGATTCCAATTTGAACATGAACTTAGAGCGAGGTTCTAAATGGCACTACCTATCACTATACCCAATACATTTGCTAACGCAAATGCGGCGATCCCTTTATCGCAACTGGACAATAACTTTAGCACTGTAGTCGTTGCAGTCAATGGCATTGGAAACGGCGCGGAAGCGCTTTCTAACGTCAACATTACTGGCGGCGCTGCGGCAAACGTTACTTTGTCTAATACCTTGCTGGCTAACGCCAACATGGAAAAGGTGACAATTGACGCCAATGGCGCTGCGAATACGATCAACTATGACGTTAACACTCAGCAAGTATTGCTTTATACAGGCAATGCCAGCGCGAACGTAACGCTCAACATTCGCGGAAATTCTAGTGCGTCCCTAAATAACGTCATGGCTACTGGCGAAGTTGTAACTATTGCTTTTGGCATGACAAATAACGCGACTGCAAAGTACGTCAGCCTAAGTCAGATTGATGGATCAAACGTTACACCTAAGTGGCAAGGCGGGACTGCGCCTTCAGCCGGTAACGCAAACTCAACTGATTTTTACACTTACACAGTTATTAAAACTGGTAACGCTGCATTTACTGTACTTGCTGCACAAACCAAGTTTGCATAAGGGGTCACTATGCCAGTCCTATCCACTTTAGCCATAGCCACTGCCAAAGCGTATGGGTTTACGCTAGGTGGTATTGGTCCCATTACAGTTGTTCAATCATTTACTGGGTCAGGATCGTGGGTTTGTCCAACCGGTGTAACTGAAATTGAGTATTTAATTGTTGCTGGTGGTGGTGGTGGTGGTGTTCACCAGGCTGGCGGAGGTGGTGCCGGTGGCTTTAGGACTGGTACGGGTTTGGCAGTCACGGCAGGAACGACCTACACAATCACTGTAGGTGGTGGTGGTACAGGCGCTCCTAATGGTAGTTCAAGGGGTAGTTCAGGTAGTGATTCTTCAATTGCAGGTTCACCAATATCAGAAAGTCCTTCGGGCGCTGGTACCAACACTTTGAAGTCTTATGGTGGTGGCGGTGGAGCAACTTCATCCGGACCATTAAATACTGGATTAAACGGTGGATCAGGAGGTGGTGGATCAAGAGGACCGGATAACACCACAAATAGCGCTGGAGGTAATGGAAATACTCCATCTACTAGCCCAAGCCAAGGAAACAATGGCGGCACTGGCGGAAATAACACATCACAAGGTTGGTATCTTGGAGGTGGAGGTGGTGGTGCTAGTGCTGTAGGAGTAAATGGAACTTCGTCCGGCAGCAGACCTGACGGTGGCGCTGGCACGGCTTCGACAATTAGTGGCTCTTCAACAAACTATGCTGGCGGAGGTGGTGGTGGCGCCAATGGCAGTGGTCAAGCATCCGGATTAGGTGGCAGTAGTGTTGGTGGTGCTGGTGGCGGAGAATCGGGCGCAACTGATAATGCCGGATTAGGTGGTTTGGGCGGTCCAGCAAGCCCTGCAAATAGAGGTGGTGGTGGAGGAGGTTCTGCTGGAGCAGGACCTGGAACAAATATCGGTGGTAATGGAAGTTCAGGAATTGTAATTATTAAATACACAATTCCAGGTTCAACTGGTGTTGCAACATTTGTTGCCTCCGGATCATGGACTGCACCTACTGGCGTATCAAGCGTTGAATACTTGGTTGTCGCTGGAGGCGGCGGTGGCGGCGGTAGTGCTTCCGGTGAAAAAGGCGGTGGTGGTGGTGGTGCCGGAGGTTTTAGAACTGGTACGGGTCTTTCTGTAACGGCGGGAACAACATATACGATTACCGTTGGTGCTGGTGGCGGTGGTGGTGGTTTTAGTTCAAGCACTAGATCGGGCGTAATAGGTTCTACAGGATCAAACTCTGTATTTAGCACAATTACTTCTAATGGAGGCGGCGGTGCTGCTGGCGGTTTTTCAGGGTCAGGAGCAGATCACGATGGATTAAGTGGCGGCTCCGGTGGTGGATCAACAAAAGGTGGACCTGGTGGTGCAGGAAACACACCATCAACTTCTCCATCCCAGGGAAATAATGGAGGAAGTGCGGCTGACCCTTCCGGTGAAGCGGGCGGTGGTGGTGGTGGGGCTTCAGCGGTTGGCGGCAATGTGCCAGGAAATTCGCCAGGAAATTTAAGTGGTGGCAACGGAGGTAATGGTACAGCCTCTTCAATTAGTGGTTCTTCTGTAACTTATGCGGGTGGAGGCGGTGGTAGTGCTACATCCACTGGAACTCCCGGCACTGGTGGCACTGGTGGCGGGGGAACTGCCCCTGCTGTTGGTAACAATGGTGTTGCTGGTACAGCCAATACCGGAGGCGGTGGCAGCGGTGCGCAAAACTCCAAACCAGGTGGCAATGGTGGTTCAGGAATTGTAATTATTAAGTGGGCATAAGGGGCTAATATGGAAACAAAAATTTATCGTTTGTATGGAATAGATACTGCAATGCACTTGCTTAGACCAGGTGCAAAGTGGGAGTGGACTGGCGGCGTAGGTTTTACTCGTTGGGAAGACTCGCGCCCAAAGCCTTCTATTGAAGAAGTAGAAGCAACAATGGAAAAGATTAAGGCGTTTGAGGATTCAATTGAAACAATATGGTTGCCTGAACAAATCGCCGAGATCACTGGTCAGCAACAAAAAATTGCAGAGGCGATTGGAGGATAAACATGGCTCATTTTGCAAAACTTGATGAAAATAATGTAGTTACGCAGGTAATTGTTGTTGCCAATTCCGACACGGCTGACGCAAGCGGCGTTGAAAAAGAATATATTGGCGCAGCATTTTGCGAAAAATTATTTGGCGGCACTTGGAAACAAACAAGTTACAACGGAAACATTCGTAAAAACTATGCTGGCATTGGCTACACATACGACGCAACGATTGACGCGTTTGTTGCACCCAAACCTTACCCTTCTTGGTTACTAGACACCAACACTGCGCAATGGCAAGCACCCGCACCTATGCCTACGGATGAAAAAAATTACTCATGGGATGAGGCAAGCCAAACCTGGGTAGAGGTGCCAAATGGGAATTAACGCTTTTACCGTACTTGGCAATACTTGCAAGTTAACTGCTGCAACGACTGCGCCAACTCCAATTCAAGTAACTAGCGCAACTCTTGGCGGAAACCAGTATCGGATCATTAACTTGTCCAGTACGGTTACTGCCTTTCTTGCTTTTGCTCAAACTTCTGCCGCTGCTACGGCAAATTGCGTTATTCCAACTGGTGATGGTGCTAATGCAACAAACTGCATTCCAATTCTTCCAAACACTGACGAAATTCTTTCGTTTGTGCCTAATGGTTATTTTACGGCGATCACTTCAGCCAGCACTGCTGACCTGTACATAACGCCAGGTGACGGACTCTAAGGAGTAGATCATGCTAAAGGTAGCGGGTGGTGGTGGAGTACAGGGCGGTGTAGTTTATTCCGGCACTTGGAATGCCAGCACGAACACGCCTACGCTAACCTCAGGCATTGGCACCAAGGGTAACTACTACGTCGTTTCGGTAGCGGGTAACACGAATCTTGATGGCATTACGGATTGGCAACCTGGCGACTGGGCTATTTTTAATGGCACTGTATGGCAAAAGGTAGATAACTCTGAAGTCGTTTACGTCAGTAACGTAGCCACTGGAACTGGCTTAACTGGTGGTCCTATTACGACTACTGGCACGATTTCTATTGCAAACACTACTGTTACTGCTGCGACTTACGGAACTGCAAACGCTGTACCTCAGGTAGTAATCAACGCCCAAGGACAAATCACTAATGCGGTTGACGTGCCAATTGCCATTTCTGTAGCAAACGTTGCCAATGCCGTGCCGGATAGTCGTGAAATTATTGCTGGCACGGGATTGACCGGTGGCGGAAACCTGGCAGCCAACGTAACTATTAGCATGAGCAACACAAACGTTGTTGCGGCTACTTACGGTGGTGGATCAAACGCTGCTGAAATTACAGTCGATGCTCAAGGAAGAATTACTGCGGCTGCCAACGTAGCCATTCCCCAGGGCACAGTAATCAATGTTGCGACTGGCACAGGTCTTACTGGCGGTCCAATTACTAGCAACGGAACTATATCTCTTGCCAATACTTCTGTAACTGCTGGTGTCTATGGTGACTCAGCAAACGCAGTACAGATTACGGTTGACGCCCAGGGTCGTTTGACTGCTGCCGCTAACGTGTCGATTCCTCAGGGAACTGTCACAAACGTGGCTACTGGCACTGGTTTAACCGGTGGACCAATCACAAGCAATGGTACTATCTCGCTGGCAAATACTGCCGTTACTCCAGCCACATACGGCGGATCAGGGCAGGTTCCTCAAATAACTATTGACGCCCAAGGACGCATCACTAGCGCATCTAACGTTGTTATTAGCGGATCATCTATTGTTGTAACAAACGTTGCCACTGTAACGGCAGGAACGTTGATCAGTTGGCAAAACAATGCTCCTGCAACGATTACATGGGAAAACAACAGTTTGGTCACAATTGGTTGGACAAACAATGTCTATCTATTGACTGCAAATAATGCGACTGTTCTTGTTAACTGCTCGTCGGAAGTTTTATATGCACAATTACCTGCTGCTGGAAGTGTAAGCGGTCAACAATTTAAGATCAAAAAAATTGATAGCAGCGGAAATGCAGCAACAATTACTACAACATCATCGCAACAAATTGATGGTTCTCTGACTTATCCGCTGCCTAACCAATACAATAGCGCTACTGTCCAGTCTGACGGATCAAACTGGTGGGTAACTGCTGAAGTAGTCTAACGTGGAGAACAAAAGTGGAGCCGCAGTTTTTAATCAATATCCTTTTTGCCGTTGCTGGCGCAGCCTTTGGTTGGATTCTTAACAGCCTGACCCGGCAAATTGTGCGTATTGAGGACAAGATTTCGGAAATTCCAGTCATGTACGTTTCTAAGGATGATTACCGGTCTGACATAGCCGAGATTAAAAACATGCTTGGCAAGATTTTTGATCGTTTGGACCAAAAGGCTGACAGATGAGTTTGAACATGGATGCCTTGGCTACCCCCATTTTCGGGGAGCCGGACAGCCTGCGCGACTTTCTTTTTGAAAACGGCATACAACACCAAGTCTTTTCCGAGCGTTTAATCGACCAGGGATTCTTTGTCCCGCGCTATCCGATCATTGACGCCGACCCGCAAGACCTAGACGATTGGTTACAAATACACCAACTCGAACACCAACGCTTTGCTACAATTCTTAACTTGAATGATCCATTTAATCTGCTAGACTTGGACTTCAACCAGGAAGATGACTTTTACGATTGGGTGAACAGTCACTTGTTAATACATGAACAGATAGCAAGAGCGTTGGGGGTAACATGATAGATAACTCAGAGTTTCTAAAATTATTCAACGCAGTCGCCAAAGTCGCTAAGACGCCAGCAAACCCGCCTGTCCCGGCAGAAAGCCTGGATCAAAACTTCCAAGAACTGAACATTGACAGCCTAGATGGGCTGATTATGGGCATGTACCTGTGCGAGATATTTCAGGTGCCTGAAGAAATCGGCAAAAACTTCCAGCCTCAAACGGTGGGCGAATTTATGGCAATGCTGATAGAGCATGCCGAGAAAGTCGATATTGACGTAGATGAAGCCATAAAGAGCCTAAAATGAGCCTGTTTCTGACATTCGGTAACACGGTTTGCAGCAAAAATACGACCGTTTTGGACGAAATCAGGTACCCACAAAGGGTCCATTGGCTGCCTGAAACCTACTCAAAAACGAAGACTGGGTTCGTCTATGTGCCGCATTTGCTTGCGGATATGGTCCTCCCCGCAGAAAAAATTTCATGGCTACGGGAAAACCCTAGTATTGGGAAGACAGCCTTTATCCTGGCTGGCGGCAATCAACACTTTGCCGGAATAAACCCACGCGGCGGTCAAGAGAATACCAGGCTGCACTACACCTACAAATTCCTGCCGTTTACTTTGACCCAGGTTTATGCCGGTCGTATGGCGCAGCAAATTTGCCAGCCTGATTACATAACCACTGACGCCACTGCTTGTGTTTCTAGCCTAAAAGTCTTGATGGACTGCCAAATGCTAGAGGCTTACGGGTTTACCAGGTTCATTATCTTGGGTGTCGAGGACGCTGTAAGTAATTCCGTCCTGGAATTCTTTGGGGATGCTGGCGCCTCACTGACTATAAAACGGGAGGAAGAAGGTGTTTTGCCTAGCGCCTTTGATCAAAAAAACGGGGGATTCTACGTTGGGCAGGGCGCGGTGTTTGCGGTATTTCAAAGTGAAAAGGAGGTCCTGCATTACGGGCTTACCCCGAAGGCTAGATTGTTATCAGCATATCATGCTGCCGAAATTACTAAGAATGCCATTGGACAGCGGGATGACGGAGAAGGCTATGTCAATGCCATTGAAGGTGCGTTAGCGTATGGGCAGGTTAATCGCAAAGACGTTTCAATTGTTAAGTCTCATGGCACTGGAACCGCATCAAACAACGCTTCTGAAAGGGCTGCTTTATTTAGGACACTCAACAACTTTGTTGCCACTTCATACAAACAAAAAATAGGTCACACAATGGGTGCTTCGGGGTTGCTAGAAACACTACTTTTGCTTGACAATGTAGCATGTGGTGTTGTACCAGGTATAGCGAACAGAACTGAAACTGATCATGTGTTTTTGTCTCAGGATTGTGAGGCGCCTGATGGACTAATACTAAGTGTTGCGGCTGGTATGGGTAATGTTTATTCGGCTGCGATCTTTGAACCTGTGAGGTAGTGACATGGTAAAAATGGTTGACAGCCAAAAGAACGAATTAAGCGTCGAAGATATTGTCGGCATTGCTGGCATGAACACTGACGCAGGGGTTCAGGTCGGGCAATTGATTCAAATGATCAATGCTGAACTTAACATGCCGGACACTTTGTTTTTAAGACAGGGCAACACGTTATTTATCATTCACAAGGCTGAACCAAGGGTCGGGTTTTTTAGAGCATTAAACGCAGATACAGCAAATAACTTTTTGCAAAACAGCATGGAGTTTATCAAAGCCTGTTACAAAATGGGTTTTGACACAATGGCTACTGAGTTTGACGATCCAACGCTTCTCAGCATTTTTAGATATATCTCAAACAATCCGCCAAACCCAAATATGGGTTATCAGGTAGATCAAACAGATGATGGGGGCTATTTTGTAACTGTGCAGTGCGGACCGCGCAGGGAGGCATAAATGTCAGCAGCCGTTAAAGCAGTAAAAAAAGTAGTCAGTAAAGCCGTAGAGGTTGTTGGCGATGCTGTTAGAGAAGTTGCAAATGTGGTGGAAAACACTGCTAGAGCCGTTGCTGAGAATCCTGAAATTCTAGTTATTGCTGTAGTAGCCCCGCAGGTTTTACCTGCTATTGGCGTTCCGGCAATTGCTGTTCAACCTATTACGGCTGGTCTTATCTCTGCTTCTCAAGGTGGTGATCTTGAAGACATTGGTAAGGCTGCGCTTGGTGCTTACATTGCTCCACAAGTGGCTGGCAAGGTGGGCGGTGCAGTAGCGGAGGCAACCGCTGGCTCTTCCTTGCAAAATACCCTAGCAAGTGCTGCCGGTTCCGCTGCTGGCTCCGCAGCCGGTGCCGCCGTAGTCGGTGGTGATATTGGTCAAGCCGCACTTCTTGGTGCTGCTGGTGGTGCTGGTGCATCGGCAGGTCGTGAGTTGGCTGCTGCATACGAATACGGCACTACTCCTTACAGCCAACAAAACCAAGCCCTGATTTCTCAAGACGCTGGCATTAACAAATTCAGCCAAATTGCTGCTGATATTGGTTCAGGCGTTGCGCGTGGTGCAGTAAGTGGTAATTTCGAGGGTGAACTTACCAATGCTGTATCGGGTATTGCAAACAGGGAAATTGGTGAAATGTTGCGTGATGCTTTCAAATCATCGCCAGCAGCCAATGAAACTCAAAAAGCCCAAGAAATTCTTGCCGCTGAATTGGATGCTAACCCTGTTTACCAAGAACAAGTGCAGTTGGCTCAAATTGCAAATGGCAATGTTCCGCTAAGTGTTGATCAACAAATTGATGCCCTGGCTGAAGCAATTGCACGCGAAGAGTTTGACATTGCTGCTGAAGAAAATGCAATCCAAACGGCTGCTTTGCCTGCTGCTGTCATTCCGGTTGCTGGTGCTGCTGCGCGTGCTGCGTTGCAATCTGCTCCTGGCGTGGTTACAAAAATTGCTCGTTTTGCTGCAAACGATCCTCGCATGGCGCAAGTTATGGTTACAAACCCATACGTTCAGCGTCTATTGGCTGCGGCTGGTGTGAGTGTAACTGTGTCTTTAACTGGTGACACTGTTGTTAATCCGGCGACACCGCCTGATCAATCTCCTGCTGAGACTGCGCGTTTGAATCGTTATGCTGCTGACATTCAAAAGCAGTTGCCAAAGACCAATACGCAGCAAATTACCCGTCTTGAAAACACTGCACGCCAGGCTGACTTGACTGCACAACGCCAAGAGTTACAAAACTTGGATCGTGCTGGATATAACGTTGATCGTGAAATAAGCAGAGTAGATAGTGAGATTGCTCGTCTTGCGACGCCTCAATTTCCTCTTACTGAGCCTGATTTTCAGCCTGAGTTTGAGCCTGGAACGCTTCCTCCTGTTCGCGCCCCTGAAGTTGAGCCTGAAATTACTGTCCCTCGCGCACCGGAATTTACTCCGCGCCCTGAAATTGAAGTCGCTCCTGCTCCTGGTCGTGCGCCACAAATTGATATTGACGTAAGTCCAGGAACTCAACCTCGCCCTCGTCCTGGAACTGCGCCAACAACACGTCCTGGTGAGCGTCCTGCGGAAGAGCCAGCAGTTAGACCTGTTACACGTCCTGATACTGCTGTGCGTCCAGGTGAAGAGCCTGCTGTTGAGCCGGTAAGCGATAGAGAGCCAGCATCCAGAACTGAGCCTGGCAGAACTGGTGGAACTCGAACCGATGGTCGTCGTCCAGTTACTACTGAGCCAATTAACATTGATGAATTGTTTACTGATGAAGAAATTCTTAACTTAATTCGTGAGAGTTTTGGAGAGGATTATCTTGACGAAACACAAATCGAAGGCATGGAGCCAGCAACACAAACTGGAACATTCCCTGCTACTGTTGATATTGAAATGGCTGGTGCGCCAAAACGTCCTGACATTCGTAAGTCACTTAGCAGCCGCCAAGTTGGTCAAGGCGCAGCAGGAATTGTTGGAGACAAGGACCCGACATTTGGTGGTGATCCGAACGTACAGCAAGACGTATGGAACGTGCGTTCACTGAGACTGAGAAAGGCACTAGGACTATGAAGACTTTAGAAATGATGGCTGGCGGCGGTATGAATACCGTCCAAGAACTTGCCGAAATGCTCCGCAAGATGGGGCGCGGCAAGGATAAAGTCCTCGCACACATTACTCCTGAAGAGGCAGTAATGCTCAAGAAAATGGGTGGTCGCGGAAGCATTAACCCAATGACCGGCTTGCCTGAGTTTCAAGATGACCTGGATCAGTGGTTTGATGACTATTACGCTAAGAATCCTCCTGGCGGTGGCGAAACGTCACAGTCGTTTTCAATTAACGAAAACTTGGGAGCAAACATTGATCAACCAAATGTCAACGTTATTCAAAACGACACGCCTCAATTTGATACTGGATCGGGCTATACGCGCAGTTATTTGCCGCCTGACTCATTGCAGGACTTGGAAGTTGCTGATCGAATGGCAAGCCAAGAATTTCCACTTAGCACCCGTGAGGCGCCTCCTGTTGATGAGACCTTTGCTCAAAGCGCAGAGCGTCGTTTGCGTGACATTCGTAGTACTTTGGACCGTTATCCTAATTTAACCCGTCTTGGTGCTGGTACTGGTGCTGTTTTGGCTCAAGGGTTGATGGCTGCACGCGGCACACGTCAATACAAACAAATGGCAGAAGACGCTAGGCGTCGTGCGCAGCCTTTCCGTGCTGCCGAAGCAGAGGCAATGGGACGCGCTACTGGCACTGGGTTGACTCCGCAGCAATCTCAAGAACTTGAGAATGAACTTGCCCGTGCCCGTCAAGGATTAAGTGCCCGAAATATCTCTACTGGTAGCGCTGCTGCTGGTGTCCAGGCTGGTCAACGTCAACGTGCGCAAAGCCTGGCACGTCGTGAAAGTTTCACTGAGGCATTGCGCCTTGCGAACATTGCAGATCAATACGAAGCACGCGCACTAGAGGCTGAATTGGCGCGTGATGAAAAACTATCAAAATTGTTTGCAGATATTGTGGGTCGTGAACTACAGGCTGCAACACGCACTGCTAATGTACCGCAACGTTAAGGAGTCCTTATGGAACAAAATGGAACCAGTACTTTACCGGATACGCTTGGTACTTTGCCGAATGCCCTTACTGGGTTGGGCAAAGCCAAGACCATTACCGGTCGAGCCGACGTTGCAAGGCAGCAAGTCCCCGCTTTATTCAAAGGAAGAGCCGAAGCCGAAGCGGAAGCCAAGATCGGTGAATTCCGCCGCGACCAAGGCATCATCAAAAAAACAGCGGAAGCAGAGCGCACCCTTGCAGACAAGTCCCGCACGGCGACGGAAGAACTCGAAAGCGGTGTAAAGGGATACGAAGAGTTTAAGGTTCCTGAGTACAAGGCATCGGACTACGCAGCCAATACTGCAATTCGCATTGTTTCTGCGCTTGCGTTAGGCGGCATAGCCAAGACTAGCGCAATGGGTCAATTGCAAGCCATTCGTTCCATGCAAGAGGCAGAGGATCGTGGTTTGCAAACCGAGTTTACTGCCGCCCGTATGCGTTTTGATGAGGCAGAAAAAGCACGCCTGGATAGCAACAAACGCCTAAAAGATCGTTTTGATCGTTTAATGGTTTTGCTTTCCAAGGATCGTAATGCAGCATTGGCTGAAGCCAAGATCATTGAAGGCAACATGGGTGAAGGCATTATTGCTGCCCAGTTGCGTGCTGGTAACTATGCAAAAGCCTATGACTTATTCAATAAGGCTATTGAGGCTGGTGACAAGGTTGCGATTGAGCAAATGAAGCAGGCTGCCAAGCCCAAAAAGATTGATCAATTGCCTTCCGACCTGGTTAAGTCGTTTGAGAACGTTGGTCAAACCAATGTGGCTCTGAATCGTGCTGCTCAGACTGCTAAACCTGAATTCTTTGGTGTGGCTCCAAGTGACGCTATTGCTGATCTGATTGTTTCCGGCGTGGAGAAAGACCTTCCAGTTGGCGACATTATGAAAGGCTTGGGAGTTAATGCTCCAAAAGTTACACGCGAAACAGTTGAGTGGTGGAAAGATTATCAAGCGTTTGTGGCTCAAACTCGTAATAAGTTGTTTGGTGCAACGTTGACGCCCCGTGAGGCTGGTGACTTCCGTAAATTCACCATTGGTCCTGCTACTGATCCAAAGGTTGCTGCCGATTACTTTAACCGCCAATTGCAGATTATTTCCCAGGCGGTTGAGCGTGAGCGCACTAAAGGTCGTGCGCGTGGCGTTGATGATGCTGTCATTGGCTCATATCTTGATCTACCCAAGGATCAGGTTCGTCCTAGTGGCGCACCTGCTGGTGGTGGCACAACACAGCGTCAATCGTTTGCGACTGAGGCTGAAGCAGATGCAGCATATCGTGCTGGCACCATTCAAGATGGAACGCCAATTAGTGTTGGCGGCAGAAACGCTACTTACAGGGCAAGATAATGGCTATTGAATACGAAGACACCCCGCAGCCCCGTCGTGGTCGTATTGAGTACGAGGGCGAACCCGCTGCGCCTAAAGGCTATAGCGGCACTACCGCTTCTAGCCCTCAAGCAAAAAGCCTGGCTGATCAAATTCCGATCAGCGACAGTGACCGTGAGGCTGCACGCCTGGCTGCTCAAATCCCTCCTGAGAAACGTGTACAGCCGGTTAGCCCACTAGAGTCTGCGCTTATGGCTATGTCTGCCATTCCAGTACTAGGTGGTGGCGCACGCTTGGCACAGATTGGTCTTCGTGGGTCGCAGCGCCTTGCGCCTTATGCCGCCCGTGCTGCTGAAATGTTTATCCCCAAAACAGGCGTTGAACTGGCTAAACGTACAGCATTGACCGGTGCTGGTGGTGCGGCTGCGCAAGCGGCAAGTAATCTCTTGCCTGAAGACACAAACCCGTTGACCCGCTTTGGCGTTGAGACTGCGACTGGCATGGCAGTTGAGGGAGTGGGTGGCGCAGGGCGTAGTGCATTTAATGCTTTCCGTCCTATCCTGCCTGGCGGTCCTCGCCGTGCCGGTGAGCGCGTCGTGCGTGAGTTTGAGCCGCAGCAGATTCAAACCTTGCCTCAAGTATCTGAGCGCTCTTCAAGCGTAATGCGTCGTATGCAAGAGTCATTGCGCGGCGCACCAAAAGATGAAGCGATTGACGTTACTGAACTGTCTCGCCTTCTTGGAACTGAGGCTGCTAGGACCCGCGCAGGTGGTGGCGCCCTGGCTGAACGCTTGACTGCCGGTACTGAGCGCAGGCTTGGCGAGATTAGCCGCCCACGCACTTCGGCTGAGATTGGTCAAGAAGCCCGTGACATTGTTGATGCACGCTTGTCTGCCTTGAAAAAAGCCCGTGAGACTCAGGTAGATACCAATAAGTCCCAGGCATTTAGCACTGCTCGTAGTCAAGAGGTGGCTGGTCGTCGCGTCAATGAACTTGAGTCATTCAAGGACGCCGAGCGTCGTTTGGCTGGCATGAAGATTGATCCGCAAACCAAGTTGCCATTGACTACTGGTGCGACTGGATCGCAGATTGATGAAGTGCGCCGTGAGTTGACCGGCGTTATCCTGGACCCAATGACAGGGGAAACCCGTAAAGTTGGCGTGTCGTTCCAAAAACTTGAAGACTTGCGCCGCAAACTAGGTGATCGTTCCGCTGGCTTACCTGCCGAGGGCTTTGACGCCATTGGGCAGCAGCAGGCTGGTGATCTCAAGGTCCTGGTCGAAAACGTGATGAAAGAGTTTACTGGTGGCACGTTTGATAGAAATACAGGCATAACCACTGGTGGACTTTTCGAGAAGTACCTGGCTGACTACCGTAAGGCGTCCGAGCCAATTAACGCCTTCCGTACTAGCCTGGGTCAAAAATTGACTGGTCGTTCAGAGGCAGACTTTGCCCGGTTCGTAGCCGATGAGCAAGCGCTGCCGAAAGCCATTTTCTCAAGCCCACGCAACGTGGATGACTTCATTGCCTTAACTGGCGGTGATCGTGCATCCGTTGAAAGGCTGGCGCGTAACTATGTAAGCCGTGAACTAAGCGGCGCCACACCCAAGCAGATCAATAACTTCCTGCAAACCAATAGCGCATGGCTGGCTAAGTTTCCGCAGGTGCGTGATGATTTTGCCAAGTTTGCTCAAAAGGCTACCCAGGAGACTGACGTTCAGAAACGCCTGGCAGCCCGCACTGAGCAACGTGCTGGACGCTTTGAGTTGGGTCGTGATCCTGCCGAGCAAGCCCGTAACTTTACTGCTCTGATCAAGACTGGCAGCGCGAATGACCTGGCTGCGGCTGGTCGCACCCTGGCGCAAACCCCTGAGGGCGCTGACCTGTTCAAACGTGGAGTGCGTGACATTCTTGGAACCGAGAACCCTGGCAGCCTAGAGCGCGTCTATCGTGATCGTATCCGCCCTGCCATGAATGCTTCCGGACTTTACAAGCCTGACGAGTTGAACTTCGTGGATCAGTCAATCAGGGACATTGTGCAGGTGCAAAACGCTGTCAACCAGGCTATGAGCCGTGCCTCACAGATTCCTGGTGCTGAGACTAGCGCAGCCCAGTTGACCAGACTGATCAATGAAGAGGTAAGCCAAATGAAGAAGGGTGGCGTCATGGCTACCGTCATTGCTGGCGCCTTACTGAAGGGTGCAGACGCTATTGGCTTGCCTACCCCTAGCCTGGGATACATAGCCGGTGGAGCCGGTGTGGGCGCGGCACTAGCCAAAGATTCATATTTGCAGTACAACAATAGAATCCGTGAGGCAGTGAACGATATTGTGACTGATCCGGTTAAACTGAGAGAAGTCCTGGCTACTCCGCCAGCGCAGCGTGAAGGCGTCATTGGCAGGCTGATCCGTCAAACGACTGGCGTTGCTCTCGGAGTGTCAACACCTGAGAGGGAGGAAGCAAATGCCGTTGAGTAAAGGTTCGAGTCAAAAGACTATCAGCAAGAACATTGGCGAAATGGTCCGCAAGTTTAAGGAAAGCGGCAAGATTGGTTCATCCCGTCCTGCTAACGTCCGTGCTGCGGTCAAGCAGGCTGCTGCCGCTGCCTACACTTCAGCACGCAAAAGCAGAAAGGCTAAACGATGAGCGCTTACCAAGAGTATGAAAACGGTAATGACTACCGTAAAAGCCAGCCAGGTGATACTGACGAAATGAAGAAACTCGCTGATCTGCGCAAAGCGCGTGAGGTTGCAAAGGGCACGTCGATGCTGTTAGGTGATCGGCGTATGAAGCGCGAAAAGCGTGACAGTAGAAAGATGGAAAGATGAGTAAAAAGAGTAAGGGCATAAACCCCGAACTTGAGGATGCGATAAGCAAACTACTCAAAGAGGTTATGCAGGACTCCCAGGCGTCGTTAACTGATAAGACCAAGGTACTAGATAGGGCACTAAAACTTGAACAGATCAAACAAAAAATCAGCGACGACGAATGGGGTAAAGGATTTTTCACAGACGAAGGAGAAGAGTAATGATGGACGGGGCTGCGTTGAAAATAGTACGGGTGGCAATGGAGGTTCTCTCTATGCGGTTGTTGACCATCCTGGCTATGGGTATGAGTTTCCTGCTGGCTTGTTGGGCGATGTGGGAACCTACTTGGGAGAGGATGGCAACGGCTGGATTCTTTGCCGTGTGCATTTATTTACCGTGCATTAGTTGGGAAAGGAAAAAGGAAAATGATGAAGATAAATAAAACCAGTGTCACTGCGTACATTAAGTCTGAAATGGCTGACGAATCCAAGGAAGACGCAGAGAAAATGCGCCGTTCTGCTGGAAAGGCGATGCGTTCTGCATCAATCTCTGACACTTATGGGATGGGTAAACCCACCCGTACAAATCCTATTGGCGGCTTTATGAGCATGCAATGCTTTTCAGGTAGCCCTGATCAGCGCTTGTCTCCTACTAGCAAGCCTGGTAACGCTGGCAAGAAAAGGATCGTCTAAT